CAAGGACGTATTTTACCGTCCCGGAATGCAACCTTCGGGTAAATACGGGACAGCAGAAGATAATTCCTTGCGAGGTCTAATAATGCTTATGTATGCATGGTATGCAAATCCTAATACTTGCGATAAGGAATTCTTTGATTATGTTCTCCCCAAAGTTTATGGAGATGACATGTTAGCTGCAGTGAAACCTGAAGTCAAAGATTATTTCAACAATGTCACGTACCAACGTGATTGTATGAGGCACTTTGGATTAGTTTTTACTTCTGCGTCAAAAGATCGCGAAGTACAAGAATTTGTTACCATTGAGACCATGTCTTTCCTCAAGCGCCATTTCGTGCTTAACGAGGAGACTAAGTCTTACGAAGGGTTGTTGGATATGAACTCTATTTATAAAGCTTTGTATTGGACAATACCCTCCAACTCTCTAACGGAGTATGAACAACAGTCTGCGACTGTGGTATCTGCTCTATGGGAGTTATACTTTCATTCTAAGCGACGAAAATTTGATATTTTCAGAGATAGAATGAATTCTCTATTCATGGAACGCTTCGGTGTTCCGGGAAAAAATTCTCCGTCCTACGAAGAAATTGAAAATTCAATTTACTTGAAGGATGAAGACGTTTCCACCTTGGTTACGGAGAGTGCGCTTGTTAGAGGTACGCAAGAATCTTCGCTTGGTAGAAATAAGGGGGAAGGCTATTCAGCCTGTTACGTCTGTTCCTCGCCCCGGGATTATCCGCATTGGAGAAACAGGAACCTCAAGGAGAATACGGACTTTGTCGACCGTATGTCTTCTAAAACCCAATGGCAAGCTTCAACAGAAGAAAAACTTATGGAGAAGGAACGTCCGGATGACTTGTCATCTATGGACGATTTGGAAGCGGTGTTGTTAGTCGAAAAGGTGCAATTGGAGAATGATTTAAACAGTCTTTCTCTTGCGCACAGTGTTTACGAGTATACGCACCGAGGAGACCTGAGACGGAATATGGGGAACGATCCCCAGATCCGTCGTCAGGTAGATAAGATGAAGCGTTACGACGATATCGTTGCCACGCTGAAATCTATTAAACGTCAGCGAAATCGCATAAAATCTATGAACATTGTCA